CGTCAGTGGACATCCCAGATAATCTGGGGCGGCCTGTTGACGGAGAACGTGGTGCAAGCGACCGCCCGCGACCTGATGGCCACGGCCATGATGGCGTTGGAACTTAAAGGCTACAATGTCATCCTGTCCGTACACGATGAAATCATTAGCGAAGTGCCAGATAATTTTGGTTCTCTTGATGAAATGATTGACATCATGACACGAGTTCCTGCATGGGCGCAAGGCTGCCCGATCAACGCCGAGGGCAAAGAAGGAAAGAGGTATCGGAAATGACAGCACACGCTAAGTTTGGCGCGTCGAATGCGAAGCGCCGCATCAACTGCCCCGGCTCACTCGCAGCCGAGGCCCCGTTCCCTAACGAGAGTTCACCCTACGCCGAACTTGGTACAGCGGCGCATGAATTTGGGGAGTTTTGCTTAATCAATGGACACGAAGATGCCTTCGCCTTCATTGGCCAAGAGCATAACGGCCACAAGGTTGACGACAACATGGCCCGTGCGGTGCAGGTTTACATCGACCACATCCGCGAAACGGCTGCGTTGGAGCCGAGCCTGTGTCGCTATGAAAAACGCTTCAGCCTAGACAAACTTGATCCGCCCATGCCGATGTTCGGCACGGCGGACTGCATCATCTACGGCAAAGAAAGCGGAACGCTCTACGTCCTCGACTACAAGCACGGCCAAGGCGTTGCGGTTGAAGTCGCGGACAACGAGCAGCTTAAATATTATGCGCTCGGTGCTATCCTTGAGATTGGCGAGAAGGCTCCGGTCAACAAAGTTATAACGGTCGTTATACAACCCCGCGCCTCACACCCTGATGGGCCGGTGCGGTCGCATAGCTACAGCCGCGACGAGATTATGGACTTTGGCACAGACCTGATTGATGCAGCACATGCGTCGCTGAAGCCGGACGCACCGCGCATCTCTGGCGACCACTGCAAGTTTTGTCTGGCAGCAGGAACCTGTTCGGCCCTGCGCAACAACGCCCTTGAGGTTGCACAAGACGAGTTCGGCACAGTACGAACCGTCAATGACCTAACCCCACAGGAGGTCGCGGACTATCTGCAAAGGGTTCCTCTGATCGAAGAGTGGATCAAGTCTTTGCGCCGCCATGCCAATAGCCTGCTGGAAACGGGCGGCGGTCTTCCCGGCTATAAGCTGGTTGAGAAACGACCGACCCGCCGCTGGCGTGTCGAAGAAGAGTTTGTGGCTTGGGCCACAGAAGAAGGTCTCGATGACGACGACATCTACGAAAAGAAGTTGAAGTCGCCACCGCAGATCGAGCGTGTTGTGGGCAAGAAGAACTTGCCTGCATCGCTCGTCATAGCTGTATCATCCGGCACATCAATGGTCGCTGATACAGATAACCGTCCCGCTGTCGCCTCGTTGGCGGCAGATGACTTTACCGTTGAATAAGGAAATACCGATGTCAAAAGTTATTACACCAGAAGCAATCATCTCATATCCGCATGTGTTCGAGCCACAGACGCCTCCGGGTGCAACTGAGCCAGTCTATTCTTGCTGCCTTGTATTCCCTGACGGCACTGACATGTCCGAACTCAAAGCAACGGCTGCGGCTGTGGCCAAGGAGAAGTGGGGAGACAAGACAAAGAGCCTCATGGAAGGCGGCAAAATCCGTATGCCTTTCCGTAACGATGGCGAAGAGAAGGGCTACCCTGAAGGGTCGGTCTTCATGAACGTCAAATCTAAGCAAGCCCCCGGTGTGGTCAGCAAGTTTGCTGGCGAGAACGGCAAGCCTGCTCCGATCACGGACCCCAAGGAAATCTATCCGGGGGCGAAGGTCCGTGCCTCGCTGCGCGCCTATGCGTACAGCGTCAACGGCAACAACGGCGTTGCCTTCTCACTCGGCAATCTTCAGAAGGTAGCCGATGGCCCCCGTATGGATGGCCGTCTGTCTGCTGCGGACGAGTTTACTGCGACGGAACGTCCGTCCGCAGACATCTCCGACCTTGACGATTTGCTCTAAGTAAAAGGGAGGGCCGGGGAGTTGGAAGTCGCCCCGGCCCTTCTCAATCTAACGCCTCAGAAATCATCTGGGCTTTTTTGGCTAGGGTCTTAGCCACAATCTCATCAACAGAATTGACAAGGCCAAACGTCCGCACGATGACGGGCTTTGTCTGGCCGATGCGGTGGCAACGCTTAGCCGCCTGTGCATTTGTCGCCGGAACCCAGTCCATCTCCACAAACGCCACCTGACTTGCGGCTGTTAGCGTGATCGCTGTCGAGCAGGCCGTGATCTGGCCAATGAATACGCGCACCTTCGGGTCGGTCTGGAAGTTATCAATCGCTGCTTGACGGTCGGCTGTCGGCATACCGCCTGCAACGACGACAGGGCTAAAGTCTTTCAGCTTATCGTAAAGCGTCTGTAGTGCGTCGGTGTGGTAGGCGAAGATTACGATCTTGTCGTAGGCATCATCAGCCAACTCGCCCGCTATCTGTGCGGCGATGGGCGCTGCCTTGGCTACACCCGTCAGCCGACGCAGTGACGCGATGTGAGGAGCAATGCTCTCGATCTCGGTAGACAAGTCTTGATTTGTCAGCGAATGCGCGAGAATCATATCGACCGCTTCGGCTTGGCGTGGATCGTCGATGTGTTTTCTGTCGCTCCAGTTTTCTATCTCGACTGGTGCATCCTGCCACCAGATAGGCGGTAAATCCTTCAGCACGACTTCGCCCTTGCGGCGCAGCATGATTGCTTTCAGCACGGTCTTGAACTCGCCCATGCGTTCGGCCTTGTTGCCGAGAACCTGAAGGCCGAACTGTCCGCTCCAAGTCTTGCAAAAATACGTTGTGTATTCAGCGAAGTTTAGTGGGTACTGCCAAATCGCTTTAAGATGGGTCCAGAAATCGCTGACATTATTAGGGATGGGAGTACCGCTAAGAAGCCAAACACGATCAGCAAAACGAACAAGCCCATCACCACGACAATACTGACCATATAGATACTTTGTGCGCTTAGCAGTACGGTTCTTGAGATAATGAGCCTCATCCAAAACAAGAACGTCTGGCTCAAACTTTGCGATTTCATTGCGGACCTCCTTCGATTGCGTGATCTTATCGTAGCTAAAGACTTTGACTTCGCGCTCGACGGTTCCCCATCGCTCGAACTCACGACGCCAGTTAATCTTGGCAATGGCCGGGCAGATTACGACGACTTTTGTGAGGCCGAGTATATCACAGGCTGCTATCACTTGAAGTGTTTTGCCAAGGCCCTGCTCATCTGCAAGGAATGCGGCGGGGTTCTTACAAAGAAAGTCTGCGCCGACTTTTTGGTAATCGAATAGATGGTTCATTGTCTTCCCTCTCAGCGGCGTAGCAGGCAAGAAGCGCAGCTTCGGCTCGGCCATCGTCCTTTTTCCGTGCGAAGAGATGGGCGTAATCCGGGAACAACTCTTGTGCCCGCTGACGACTGCCGTCCTTTCCTCCGAACGTGCGCATAGACTTAATCCAAGTCGCAGGCGGTATCAACTCAAAAGATACGGATAGGCCAGCAAGCACGCCTTCGACGATACCAGCGGCCCTGCCGAAGCTGAACATCGAGGACACACCTTGGCCCGGCATGGCGTGGACTTTCTCAATGAGAGCGGAAGTATCGGCGGTGACGTGACCGCGCAAAGCATTGGCCAGCATGTGCGCGTCAACCTGATTGACCACACGCGGCCCGCGCTTGACCTTTAGGGTAGGCATGTCGATGATGACAAGTTCTCGGCTATCCTTATCCAGAATAGCAACAGCCCCGAACGCGCCGGGATCAATACCCATGAACTTCATGGGCAGTGTCTATAATATCAGAAGCTAGTTCGCAAGTGACTGCGTGGCCCCAAAGACTTACGATGGCGAAGCCCGTCGGGTTTGTGGCGACGCTTTGCTTTTGGCTGTGGTCGCCATGACATGTCTTTAACACCACTCTTCTTGGCCATTACTTCACCTATTTAACAATTGGCGGTAGGTCATCGTTCTCGGACAGATACCGCTCCATAGCACGCGAAGCGATAAGTTGACGGAACGCTTCACGTGAGGACGACATCCGGTCCTTAATAAGTTTCTGCCGTTGATCGTCATCAAGTTGTTGCCACTCCGGTGACGCGATGTCCTGCTGGATAAGGGCTTTAGCCATGATACCAGACGCAAGCGTAAACTGGCGGCGCTCACGATCCGTAAGTTCAATTTTAAATTTAACCGGCTTCTCTTCACCCTCGATATTGACCGACAGATTAACTTCCTTTTTAGGGCGGTCGATGCCAAGCCCCAAACGAGCTACTTCTTTTTTAA